TCTATCGTCAGTAGGATTACCTAATGTCGACTCTTTTGTAGCAAGTCCAATTGCAGTTTGTATAGGAAGTCCTATTTCTTCTGCAGTGTTTGCTAAAGAGTCTAACATATTTGTAGAGATTCTAGCGCCAGTAGCAAGTCCGGCATTTGTAAGTTTTATTGACTTTTCAGGAATGTATGGAATTTTATAGTTGAATGTATCCCATTGCAAATCTTTGCCATCCTAGTATTTAGGTAAGCCATTTTCATAAGGTTTTTCTCCATTCTTCCACTAAGCAAATCTTTGTCTAAATTCAGTAGGATCTTTCTTCATACTTCTTGTGTTTTATATACAGGTTTACCTTCAGCATCATACCGTTGCGTAAACTACGATAATGCTACCAACCCAGTAGAGAATCCTATAATATACGGAGTAACCGATGTCCACCATTCTGGTAAAACGACCCCCATATTTATACACTCTGCATTGATTGCTATAGCTACAGCACTTAATGCTCCAGCTATATATTGTACTTTACGAAAAACCTTTGGTGTCTCTGCTTTACATCTATTTATTGCTTGTTTAATCCAATTATCTTTTTCCATAGTTCTAAGGGTCTATTCTGTTACCTACCAGGTTAGCTATCACATTTGTCATAAAGTCATTAGCTTCATCATGCTGTACTAAGCGAAGTATAGCTCTTAGAAGCTCATTGTTCTATCTTGTAAGCTCTAAGAGCTCTTGTTCTTCACTTCTTGTCATAATTGTTCTCCACCTATTGTATTAAGTAATCCTTTTCCGCGCGCCGGTCGCAAATTCTTTTTGCCAGATTGTTTCAACTTGCCTCCATAAACGTTTACTTCTGGAAGCCAAGTAGAATGCGTCGGTTCAGATACGCCGTAATAATCGTCAAGATAAATTCTATCGTATACTGGAACCGGTTTTCCAAATCCCATTGACTAATCTGGCCCTACAAATCCAATCGGAGCAAGATCCCATAAATCATAATACGACGCATATTCACCTCTATCGTCGTATCCTCTACCGATGGTATGTGGTCCTAAAAACTAACTAAGAACTCTGGTTTGTTTGTTTTGACCGATGTTTAGGTTTCGGGCAACATTAACAATTCTCTATTTGTCGTCATCGTTTAGATTTTTCAACCTGTACCACTCTTGATGTTCTTTGCCGATTGATGGAGCATAGTCGGATTTTTCCAATTCCCCAGTAGACCCTTTGTACTCTTTTGGAAAAAGTCTACGATGCCGTTTGTCGTGTGGAATTTGTAAATACTACGCCCACAGATCATCTCTAAGCACGTTTGCATTTGACATTTTTCCGCGCAACGTTCTATATTTAACGCTATCTACAATTCTTGGATCTAATAATGCAGATGTAATTCGAGAAATCGGAAGTTCGTATCCAGCGGGAGTTACGTGATCGTAAACTCTTCTTCTCGCATCATCCAAAGTCGTAGGAATATTTAACAGAGGCATTGTTATTAAATTGCTACCCATAATCACTTCTCCCCACTTACTTTATTTGCTCTAGCTGTACGAGCTTTAATCTTTTCACGCTCCAAAGCCGCATCGTCTTTCTGCTTCTGCAACTCCATCTCATGCTTCATACGCTCACGTTCCAGCTCGATCTTCTTATCTTCGATGTTCTTCTTATACTTCATCTCACGATCTTTAACATACTCTCCAGAGCGAATCTTCTGTTGCTCCATAGCTACCTTATACATCTCCTCAGGATCGGGTATACCGTTATTGTTGATATCCTTCTCTTCAGTACCACGATAAGTAGAGATCTCAGCTACAGCTATCTTAGTTTGGTTATCAGCATCAATCTTGTAACGTTCAAGATCCATCTTAGCTTCCTCAAGCATAAGCTCTTGCTCACGCTGTTCGTTCTGCATCTGTTGAAGCTGAATAGCTTGCTGCTGCTCCGCTTCTTGAGCTTGTTGTTGAAGTTGCTCCTGGCGTGTTTGCATCTCTTGAAGTTTCTGCTTAATGATATTAAAGTTGTCGTTTGTAAGAATCTCTGCTGCTTCTAGCAAGCTTGCACCATTTTGCATAGCTGGCTGAATAAGCTGTTGAAGTTTTTGTATATTCTCCATGTCTTTAGAGGTATCACTTACAAATACGTCCATATCTTCATAGTAGAACTTGTCTGAAATGTCAACATAAGCACGCTCACCGTTGTCGAAGATGTAGCTAAGCTTCTTCTTACCTGTTTGTTCCCAAGCACCTTTAGCAGTATTTAATAACATGTTTAGAGCGTGACGTTTACATTGATTATGTGCCCAGAACAATGGTTCTGTAATATGTGAAGATTGGATTACGCTGCGTTCAACGTTACCCACAAGTTCATGTTGTGATATAGCACCTTGACGCTGCTCTGTAATACCAGAGATAGTACCTGCTAATTGTTCGATCTTATCCATCAACTGAATATACTCAGCAATCACGTTCGACATAGTAAGATCGAGAGAAGTGATTTGATTAAATGTAGCAGGCTTTCCGCCTTCTCTTCCTGGTACGTTCCAACCTTCTTCATAAGGATTAATAAAGTTTACACCTACAGAAGATAGATAGTGCATCCATCTTTCAGGTGAAATATTCATAGACTTTGGTATCTGTGTAATATCCATATTGACAACCTTACCTTTATCACGCGCAATTGCAAGTTCGAGTCTATACCACAGCACAATGTACATATACTGTAGAGGTTTCAATATACTTACCAAAGATCTAGGTTTACTGTTTGTATTACTATAAATACAACCGCAGTATGGAAGTTTTTGAGAGTTTGGATTATCTATAGATACATGCTGATATTCAAGTGGTTGTATACCAAAATATAAATCAGAACCAGCTCTATAGCCTTCCCAAACTTCTACAATCCAATCTGGAGTTACATCTAATTCCATTCCAGTCTTCTTATATGTTTCGTCTGCAATCTCTGTCTGAGGTGTACCAGTTTCATCCATATAAGTAACATAGAATATCTTTTTAAATGACTTCCAACAGCAGTGCCATACATTTATTTGATGTCTACTCTTCTGATCGTATATTGGATTGTCATATATATGCATTTGAATGCCTGAGAAATTATCTACCGGATCTTTATCGCCCATGTCATTTGAAGGTCTTCCGGTAAGCATTTCATTAAGTTTATTAAGGTCTTTTTCTGTAAGTTTGTCGTAATACCTATCATACAATTCTGGAACAGACAATCTCATTCTTCTACAGCACCAAGATCCATCTTCTATAAACTCTAAGTCTGGAGACTAATCATAAGCGAAGAATATAGGATTTACCCTCTCCAAATAAGGCTCATCGTTCTACACCCCCACATAGTATACTTCGGTACCAGCGATAAGAGCGTCTTTCCAACCTTTAATAAATTCATTGTCTAGATTAAGTTTTTCTCTCAAGTAAACAAGTGTATGATATGCAGTATTCTCTATAATGTCTTTATAATCTTTTGACATATACTTAGCAATAGCTTCGGGAGGCATTACTTCTCCATTCTATAACTATTGCTAAAACTATTGTGCTTCTTCAGGACTCATCTTTGAAGTGACAGCTGCCATTATATATTGCATGAGCAGTTCCTTTTCTTTGTCCATCAATTCTGAAGCTGCTTCTTGCGACGTTCTAACTACCCTGAAATTCATTGGCCTCTTTGTCTCTTCACCTATAAGGAGGTCTACCTTAGGCCTAATTATATTGAAATCTTGAGGGGTAGCTGGAAATCCGTCGTCCACTTTAAATGGATTCGTAATTCGCTTGAAGTCTTTTTCATCAAATATAGAATTATAAAGGTTATAATAGGTTTGTATCTCTCCGAAACGTGTTCTGTCCATTCCTCCGGACACAACATTGCCCTCACCTATAATATAATTCACACAGTCTTGCTACCACTATTCCGTTTTCTTTTTCAATGGAAGCTTCTGTTGAGGGAAACTCGAATTGTATAAATTGTCTTCTACTCTAACCATGTTTAAAAACTAAATATAGGTATATCGTCTTGTGGCTACTCAGTTTCGTAATATTTCTAACTAAACAATGGTAGCTCGAAGAGTTCAACCTGTTTGTTCTATTCTTTTGCAGCTGCAGCCTTTACCTAATATAATTCTTCTCTATATATCATTACCATACACAAAGCTATTAGACGGTCTACGTTTTTGACACCGTCATTCTCTATAAGCTCTTGTATTAAAGGCTCGCTGTATACTCTTTCTACATTAGGGTGTCCTGGTTCATATTCTTCCATTAGCCATTCGAGAATTAATCCTTCTCCGTACGCCCTAATCTATTTTGTCATGTGGCAACCTTTTCGGCGTTGCACTCTACTGTCTTTAAAGACTTCCGTAATAATCTTATCTGGCTAATCTGCCAGTAAATAATCGCAATGTTTATTCGTAAAGTATGGGTATATACCTTTTCTCTCATTCTCAAACAGAAGTCTAGCATTATAGAATGTAAGTAATTTACGTACATTCTCATAATATTCTTCTGCTGTTGCTGGTCGTCCTGTATACTCGGCGACGATCACGTCATTCCACGCTTCTCCTGCTCTAACGCGTTTAAATATGAACGTCGATCCTAAGGAGTTAGTGAAGGACTCGTCGTGATCATACGGGTCGCAACCGCCAATGTATAATCCAAATGGGGGATCTGAGACTGGGTATTCCCATATGACTACTGATCCTTCTGGTTTGTCATCGTTTTTTAATGGGTATACCGTAATATCTCCTGATTTTTTCTCTGTAGCCTTAACCATGCCGTTTCCATCCCAACTTAAGTCAACTATATGTTTCATGTTCTTGAGCTTTGTGTTGGTACGTATCCTGGTTAGCTAATCCATTAATAGCTTTCTAGGAAATATATTCTTACCTAATTCTAGGCAAGCTTCTTGTGGTTTAATAGGGCGTTCAGAGATAAATCTATCAATAGACTATTGAGTAGCTCCTCCGTCCTTTACTTTGTTTCTTTGATTGATTAATTCTTCTATTGCTTTATCTACTAAGCTGTTACCGTCCTTATCCATGAACTTAGGGTTACCATTTTCATCATCACCCTCCATGTTCCAGTATGCTGGAGCAAAGAATCCGCATTTAGTATTCTCAGCACCATCATCCCATATATTTGGGAAGCTTAGTATATTAAAAGCATCTGGATGATAGAACATGTTTTTTAGTCCATCAAATGCACCACCTTCAGTACCACCTGTGCCAAATGCTATAAGTAGACCAAATGCGTGTCCATCGTCCGTTTCTACAGCAGGCTGTTCAACTCGCCATGCTGTTTCTAGGTTTGGGAATTTACCTCCCTCTTCAAATAGTACTAACTTACCACGAGTACCACGAAGACGTTCTGGGTCATTCTTCAACGTAATACCTGTAATAGCAGATAGATAACCTTGTTCAGTTTCTTTACCAAGTTCATCTTT